TCAAGGTTTCCAAATTACTAATAAATTAAATCAACTGAACCAGCAATATGATCCAACCGCGCAATTTATCCCGATAATAAATTAACAGGACACCATAATGGACGAGAACGATATTCAAATAGACGAGCAAGACGATGGTTCAGCCATTGTCGATATGCCTGACCTTCCGACTGAGGAGCAAGAGGACGGCTCGGCTATTATCACCTTGGACGATGGCCCTGAATTCAATCCTGAGTTCTACGACAACCTTGCGGACACAATCGACAGCGGAGAGTTGTCGCAGTTGGTGTTCCGATACCTTGACCTGCTAGAGTCGGACAAGGAAGCCCGATCGCTCCGCGACAAGCAGTACGAGGAAGGAATCAAACGCACNGGTNTAGGNAACGATGCTCCCGGCGGCGCTACGTTNATGGGCGCGTCCAAGGTCGTTCACCCTGCTATGGCTGAGGGCTGCGTGGACTTTGCNGCCCGCGCCATCAAAGAGATGTTCCCACCNGATGGGCCTGTCAAGACCAAGATTCTTGGCAAGAANGACGATATGAAGCAGGATTCAGCCTCACGCAAGGCTGAGTACCTNAACTGGCAGATCACCGAGCAGATCGAAGAGTTCCGNGACGAGCAGGAAGTCCTGTTGACTCAGTTGCCAATGGGCGGCTCNCANTACTTCAAGCTATGGTTTGATGAGGAAAAGAAACGCCCCTGCGTGGAGTTTGTTCCGATCGATCGCATCATCCTTCCGTTTGCGGCTACCAACTTCTACACCGCTTCTCGAGCGGCTGAGATTCACGAGATTACCCAGTACGAGTTCGATCGACGGGTGCGATCTGGAATGTATCGGGACATCGGAATCGTCAAGGCGACCGAAAGCCTAGAGATGTCTGGCGTTCAAAAAGCCAATAACAAGGTCGAGGGGAAACAGTTCGAGACCAACAAGGACGGTTTGCGAAAGGTTTATCACATCTACACTTACCTTGAGTTGGAAGACGACAAAAAGACCAAGGGCAAGTCAGCCCCTTATATCCTGATGATTGATGAGTTGGATCAGGAAGTCTTGGGTCTATACCGCAATTGGGAAGAGCAAGACAAGACGATGACCAAGCTGGACTGGATCGTTGAGTTCAAGTTTATCCCTTGGCGTGGAGCGTACGCGATCGGTCTGCCGCACTTAATTGGCGGGCTATCAGCGGCGCTCACAGGCTCGCTACGGGCTTTGCTTGACTCTGCCCACATCAATAACGCCGCCACGATGCTGAAGCTCAAGGGCGCTAAAATGAGCGGTCAGAGCCAGCAGATCGATGTCACCCAAGTGGTAGAGATCGAGGGCGCTCCCGGCGTTCAGGATATTAAACAGATCGCCATGCCGATGCCGTTTAATCCCCCGTCCCAAGTTTTGTTTGAGTTGTTGGGATGGTTGGATCAAGCCACCAAGGGCGTGCTGACCACTAGCGAAGAGAAGATTGCCGACATCACCTCAAACGCCCCTGTGGGAACGACTCAGGCGCTGATCGAGCAAGGCGCGGCGGTATTCTCGTCGATCCATGCGCGACTGCACTCGGCTCAGGCTCGGGTACTAAAAATTCTCTGTCGGTTAAACCGCTGGCACTTCGATGACATGAAGAAGGCTGACGTTATTACGGACTTGGATATTAGCCGTGATGACTTTGCCAAAAACACGGACATCGTTCCTGTTTCCGACCCGCACATTTTCTCCGAAACTCAGCGCATGGCTCAAAACCAAGCTATCTTGGCTTTGGCTGAAAAGCACCCAGACCAGTTCAACATGAACACTGTCTTGGCTCGGGTTATGAAGCAGATGAAGATTCCGAATATCAACGAACTGCTGAAGGACACCCCATCCCCTGAGCAGCGCACCTCTGCGGATGAAAACGCGGCGATGATCATTGGTCAACCAGCCTATGCCTACATCCAACAGGATCACATTGCTCACATTCAGGATCACCTTCAATTTTCGATGAACCCGTTCTTGGGGCAGTCGCCGTTTGCTGACCCGAATTACCTTAACAACGTAATCGAACACCTCAAGCAGCACATGACCCTGTGGTATCTCAATCGGGCTAATGGGTACGTTGAGCAATCGGTTGGCAAGCCCATAGCTAACTATGACGACCCCAACCTTACCCCAGAGATTGATAAGCTATACACAACCTCGGGCGCTCACGTTATGTTGGATACTCAGCAGGTATTTAGCCAGTTTGCCCCTGCCTTCCAGCAAATCATGCAGATGGCTCAACAGCGCAATCAGCCCCCACCGTTACCCCCAGACGCTCAGGTGGTCAAGGATACGGCTATGGCTGAGACCCAACGCAAGGCGCAGAAGGATCAGCAAGACGTACAGATCGATCGATCAGGCGCGTATGCAGATCGAATTGCAAAAACATCAGATGGACAATCAGACCAAGATTGCCATTAAGAATGCTGAATTGACCCACAAGACAATTCAGAACAACGCGGACAACCANTCCGAAGANCGGCANAACCTGATGGATAACCAAACCCAACTGGCTGCCCAAAACCAACCCAACCAAGGAGTAAATCCAAATGTCTAAGAGCGATGCAGATCAACGTAGCGAATTCGTCCCCCAACGCAAGCGTATTGCTATGGGTGAAAAGTTAAACGGAACTAGCTTAAAGGGTCATGGCAGCAGCAAGCCTCGCGGCGGTCTGTCCCAAGCCCCTAGCAAGAAAAGCAAATGATTGGCCGCATAATCAATCGGATTAAGGTCAAGCAAGCCGAAATCAAGGAATCCCTAGCCACGGGGAATCCACCAGATTTCAACGCATATCAGCGGCTAGTAGGTGTGTATATGGGCTTAGAGCAAACGCTTGAGATCATAGAAAACTTACTAGACGAGGATAAAAACGGAGAATAAACCCTCCAATTTTGTGGCTGCGCTGCAAAGCGCTTAAAGAATGCACCTGAAAGTATGGTGCGAAGGAGTCGATGTGGAAGATAAGAAGATAGAGAAGTTTGCTCTAGTTAAATCCAAGCCAGACGCAAAAGCACTGGCATGGGCTTTCCCTGATGTTGAATGTGGGATGACCCCTTACGGCGGTCGGATCATTGTTCAACTGCTGCGAGTCAAGAAAAAGACGGACGGCGGGATCCTCCTCATTGAGGAAGACAGGGAAGCTGAGAAGTGGAACAACATGATCGGCAAGATCGTGGAGATTGGCCCCCTAGCGTTCAAGAACCGAGACACCATGAAAGAGTGGGTCGAAGGCGTTTGGGCGAAGAAAGGGGACTACGTTCGCGTTCCGCGCTACGGCGGTGACCGTTGGGAAGTCAAGGTAGAGGGCGACGATGAGCCTGTACTGTTTATGACCATCAACGACCACGAGTTAATTGCCAAGGTGACGGGCAACCCGTTGTCATTCAAGGCATTTATTTAATCTAGGGAGTACAAANAATGTCAGAAAATGACAAAAATTCGCAAAAGGACGAGGAATTTTTGGTTTCTGAAGCAAANGACGGCTCGGCTACGGTCGATTTGCCCGAAAATTTAGCTTTTGATTCCGAAAACGACCCTCAAGATGACGATAAGGAGCCTGTAGAGGCTGCGGAAGGCGGTTCAATAGACGATGAACCCTCTGACGCTGATGATGAGGAGCTTCGGGTCGCCAAACGAAATAAACGAAAGGCGAAAAAAGATTTAATCCGCAAGACGAATGCGGAAAAAGACGCTCGATTAATGGCTTTACAGCGCGAGAATGAGGAATTCAAGCGTCGTTTGTCCATGTTGGAGCGGAACACCAAGGCTGCCGACATCACCCGTATTGAGAAGAACATTGACGATGCGAGTGTTCGGCTCGAATACGCCAAAATGAAGTTGGCAGAGGCTACCCAGTCCCAAGACGGGCAGGGCATGGTTGAAGCGCAAACCTTGTGGCAGAACGCCCAAGAAGAGATTCGCAACCTCAACGCCTTAAAACAGCGCGCCGACCATGAGTATCGCAATCCACCCCAACAGCAACAAGCGCCTGATCCTACGATTCAGCGTTTAGCCACGGAATGGATGCAAAAGAACCCTTGGTATCAACCAAACGGTTCTGACCGATACAGTCAGGTAGCCAAAAAGATTGATGAAATGATGGTCGCAGATGGTTACAATCCCAAAAACCGAGGTTATTGGGTTGAGTTAACAAAAAGGTTGCAAAGTGCTGCGCCAGAGTTATACAATCAGGANGACGATGATTCCACTGAGGTTAGAAGACCGAGGAATGTTGTGGCTAGTAGCGGACGAGAAGCATCAGCAGCTTATGGGGGCGTAAATCGCAACCAGTTCGTCCTTTCCCCAGATCGGGTAAAGGCGATGAAAGAAGCTGGTGCTTGGGAAAACCCAGTCCGCAAGAAAAAGATGATCGAGCAATTTATTTCGTTCGATCGTGCCAACAAACGTTAATCCAAGGGGAATAAATCATGGAATCAAGACTCAAAAAATCTTTGAACGCAGCAGGACGCGAAGACCGATCTAACGGGGAAGCTAACCGAGCAGCGGCGGAGGAAAAGTTAATGTCCAAGCAGGAACGCCGCAGGGCGTGGAGCGAGGAGTTAACACAATCAGCATTGCCGAAGTTAACACCGATGGATGGTTGGCACTTGTGCTGGCTTTCCACCACGAATTCGTACGACAGCATTGATAAGCGTATGCGTATGGGCTACATACCTGTGAAAGCAGACGAGTACCCCGGGTATGACGATTATCGAGTTAAGTCTGGTGAACACACTGGATTTATCTCATGCAATGAGATGTTATTGTTTAAATTGCCGATGGAAATATATCAGGACATTATGCTTTATCAGCACCACGAGCGTCCGCAAGAGGAAGCTGAAAAGATTAAGGTTCAGGTAGAAAATCTCCAAGGCGGTCGAGACAGCAACGGTCGTCCGTTACTCCAAGTTGAAGGTGAAGGCTTCGGTTCTATTGAACAGCAAACCAACAGAACCCCGCAATTCGCGGGATAAGGAGTTACGATGAGTGCAGTATCAGCTCCGTTTGGCTTGCGCCCTGCTTTCCACCCCTCTGGTCTGGATCGCGCTCAGGCGCTTGCTGGCGGCATTAGTTCGGGGTTCTCCTCGAACATTTATAAAGGGCAACCTGTTGCGTACGGTGTTGCTGGAAACTCTGGTACGAACGGAACGATTCAACCTGCCACTGCTGGCAGCGCTTGGGTTGGTGCGTTCGCGGGTGTCCAGTGGACTGACACGACTGGTCGCTCTCGTGTTTCTAACTACTGGCCAGCAAATACCGCTTACACGGCGGGAACTTGCACCGCCTATTTCTACAATGATTCCAACATCGTTTATGAAATTCAGGCGAATGGCTCGNTGACTCAATCTTCCATCGGTGGCGAGTACAACTTCAGTTCAGACATTGCCAATGGTTCTTCGACCACTGGTTTGTCGAGCTGCACGTTGAACGCCAGCAGCGCTGTCGCTAACGGTTCCCAAGGTCAAATGCGAGTCGTTGACCTTGCTCCGTATGTTGATAACGCTTGGGGCGATGCGTACACAATCGTGCGTGTCGTGTGTGCCTACTCACAATTCTTCGGTAACTTTACCGCAGTTGTGTAATTAAGGAGTAATTTAAAATGGCAGCACCGATGAGAAGTACAGACTTCCGTTCGATCGTTGAGCCAATTCTCAACGAATGTTTCGATGGAGTCTATGATCAACGCGCGGACGAATGGAGCCGCGTGTTCCGTGAAGAGGACGGTATTCCTCGTAATTACCATGAAGAGCCTGTCCTTTACGGATTTGGCGCAGCGCCACAATTGCCTGACGGTACGCCTGTAACGTATCAACAGGGTGGTGTGTTGTTCCTCAAGCGTTACCTGTACAAGGTATATGGTTTAGCGTTCGCGCTGACCAAAGTGCTTGTGGAAGACGGCGACCATATTCGCATTGGTCAAACTTATGCCCGTCACTTGGCGCAATCCTTGGTTGAAACCAAAGAATTGTTAGCTGCGAACGTGCTTAACACGGCCTTCAACAGCGCCTATCCGGGCGGCGACGGTGTATCTTTGATCAACACCGCGCACCCGATCGTCAACGGCACTTTCAGCAACCAACTGGCGACCGCTGCGGTTCTTTCGCAAACGTCGTTAGAGCAAATGCTGATCCAAGTCCGTCAGGCGGTGGACAACAACGGTAAGAAGATTCGATTGGTTCCTCGCCAATTGATCGTCGCGCCGGGCAACATCTTCCAAGCGGAAGTGTTGTTGAAGTCCGTTCTCCGCGCTGGCAACGCCAACAACGACATCAACCCAGTGAAATCCATTGGGCTGTTGGATGAGGGCGCTGCTGTCCTGTCACGTTTGACCTCGTCCACCGCTTGGTGGGTGCAGACGGATGCTCCAGAGGGCTTCAAGCTCCTGATGCGCCGTCGTTTGGAAAAGACGATGGAAGGCGACTTCGAGACCGACTCAATGCGCTACAAAGCGACCGAACGTTACGACATCGGCTTCACCGATCCTCGTTGCGCTTACGGTACGCCCGGAGTGTAATCACATGGGGGCTGTGTAACAGCAGCCCCTTTCTTTCAACCGAGTGGTTCAAGCCACAGGGAGATTAAAATGCCTCAATTTAGTGATGATTTATTCTTGGGTACTGCCCAAGGGTACATTGGTACGAACAATACCAATTCCGAGGCTGTTATCACTGGTTCCGTTTCGGGAACCACGATGACGGTCACTGCTATGAACTCTGGTGATTCTTTGGTTCTGGGACAATACGTCAACGGAACTGGCATCACCGCTAACTCTTACATTACAGCTTTTGTATCTGGCGCTGGCGGCACTGGTACTTATACCTTGAGCCAATCTTCGTCAGCCACTGGCTCAATCACGATTTACGCCTCTGGCAACGCGGGTCTTGGCGATCCTTCACCGATGGAAGTTGGTGTCGGCCCATTAGGACGCGAGTATGTCTGGGACTTAATTCCTCAAACCTTGCAAGCGGCTAACATTGCTGCTTCGCAAACCCCTGCCGCTGCGGGCAACTTAACCTTGACCGCTGGTACTTCCGCTAAGTCTGTGGTTCGTACTGATGGCACGACCGTTATCCAATTGGATACGCCTCGCGCTGTTAGCGTGACCCAAGTCACTGCGGGTACTGGTCGAAACTTCACCGTCTCTGGTTATGACTACTACGGTCAAGCCATGAGCGAAGTGATTGCCTCAACTGCTGGTTCTACGATCAGCGGTAACAAGGCTTTCTACCAAATCTCCAGCATTGCGGTATCTGGCGGTACGACCACTGCGGTCACTGTCGGAACGACCGATAAGTTGGGATTGCCATTGCGTGTATTCGATGCTGGTTACTTGGTGCGAGTGGGTTGGAACAACACCCTAGCCAATGACGCTGGCACGTTTGCTGCGGCTGATATGACTACCCCTGCCACTTCGTCAACTGGCGATGTGCGTGGTACTTATCTGCCATCGAGCGCAACTGACGGCAAGAAGCGTTTGGTTGTGGTTATTGCTCTGCCCGGTATTGCTGCTGGCCCCAATGCTACCCGCACTGGTGCTCTCGGCGTAACTCAAGCCTAATAGGAGGCTGACATGGCTGAATTTAAACCAATGGTGAAAATGTACACCGATGAGCCATCAGTTATCCTGAAGCTCAAGAAAGGTGGCAAGGTTCACTCCAAGCACCACGAAGGTCATGGTCATCACTCGATGCACCATGCCACTAGTGGAATGACTCATGGCGTAAAGGCTGCTTTCCATGCGGAAGCTGGTAAGTCTCCTAAGAAACCATCGATGGCTGAACGTCGTAAGGCGATGAACCCACAACTCTACAAGAAGGGTGGGAAAGTTGCTCACAAGATGGACGGCGGCATGATGGGCGCTGCTCCTGCTGCTGGAGCGCAAGCCCCTGCAATGGGCGGCGGCATGAACCCAATGGCGATGGCTGCCTTGGCTAAGATGGCTCCAGCCATTCGCGCCGCTCGCGCCGCTCAAGTGCGTAAAGCTCTTGCTGGTCTTCAAGGTCAAGGGCAACAAATGCCAATGGCTAAGAAAGGCGGCAGCATTGCCAAACACGTCAAGGCTCTTGAGAAAGAGTTACATCACCACGAGAAGTTGGACATGGCTCATGCCCATCCGAAACATCATAAGCACGGTGGTATGCACCACAAGGCTGATGGTGGAGCGATTGATAAGGCAGAGACCAAGACCACGCTCAAAAACAGCGTCAAGCCTTTTGCTAAAACCAAAATCGATGATGGTCAACATCACGATAAGGTTCACGGCTCTGGTGAGATTAAGGAAGGCGTACCAGCGGGCTACAAGCACGGCGGCAAAGTGCATCGCGTCTCTGGTCACCCAGAAGGCACGCACGCTCACCACAAGGCGATGGCTAAACACCACGCTAAGATGGCTGAGGGTGGATCGGCGCACCATGCCAAAATGTGCGAACACCACAAGCACATGGCTAAAATGTGCAAGGGTGGCAAGTACGCGATGGGCGGCACGATCGAAGGCAACGAAGGCAAGTTTGAAAATACCTACGTTGTGGACGGCGATCACCGCGACACCGCGCACGGCACTGGCGGCGTGAAAATGGCTAATGCTGGTGGATTCAAGCATGGTGGCAAAGCCCATCACGGCATGAAACACCACAAGGTGCACCATAAGGCGACTGGCGGCTCAATTCCTGCTGCCTCTAGTAAAAACCGACATGAAGATCATCTGAAGGGTGATACTTATGAAGGCGGCAACTGGGAAAATCGCCCTGCCAACACCTCAACCGCTGGCGTTAAAGGCACTAAGACTGGTGAAGTCAAGGAAGCCAACGCAGGTGGTTTCAAGCGTGGAGGTCATGCCTCAAAAAAAGCCTACGCCACAGGGGGTAATGTTGTAGATGATGGTAAGGCAGTAAAGATGCCCCATCACTTCATCAGCAAACCTGTGGCGAATAGCTTGCAATCTGGCACTTTCCGCAAGGGTGGAAAAGTAAAAAAGTTTGCTGACGGCAGTTCAGCGCAAAGCTCAAGTCCTGCTAGACCTTATGATCCTAGCAACGACCCAATGCTGCAACGCATGAACCAAGCCGTCGGTGACTCTTCAGCCTCCGAAACCAAGGATAACGAAGACTTCCGCAACGCAATGTTGAGTCTCCCACGAGACTTGTACAACAAAGCAATGCAACTGAAAAATCGTTATCTCCCTAGTGACGACGGCGCTGTTACCAAGACGAAAGAATCGGTAACAGTATCCCCACCCAAAAGCCCTACTCCAAAGAGGAAGGGTGGAAAGATTCATCGCAAGCAATTAGGTGGTTGGTGTTAAACCAAGAGGGGGGCTTCGGCTCCCCCGCTTTTTAAAAGGACAGAATATGAGTAATGGAATTGTCTCATCGGTAACCCGTGGTGGTGCATCTGAACCATTTGATTTGCAAGTTGCTCGTGGCCAAATATTAGGTCATAGCACTGTAAGTTTGTTTGGTTATCAAGCATCTATTACCACAACATCTATCCCAGTTTGGGAAAATGCTACAACTTATACTTACCCAACATCGGCAACTACTTTGACTGTAGCAAGTAGCTCTGCTACTGATGTTTCTCCAGCACAAGTTTTAATTAGTGGCTTGGATGCTAACTACAACCCTATTTCAGAAACCGTTGTTTTGACAGGTACTACTGGCGTTACAACAGTCAACAGTTATTTCCGCGTCAATAGTTTGCTTATGACTGGCGTTGCGTCAGGTCAAACATCCAATGTCGGTGTAATTACTGCAAAACAATCAAGCAACATTCTTGCCCAGATCAATGCTGGTATTGGTAAGTCACAAAGTATGATTTACACAATTCCTGCTGGGTATACATTTTATCTAGATTGGGTTGAGGTTAATTCTTCAAACAGTTATACAGGTAGCACATTTTTAACCTATAAAGTTTTTGCCAAAAATAACAACAATGGTGTCACATTAAATGTGTTGCAACAGCCTTTTGTTGCTTTGTATACGGCAAATAGGTCATATGATCCGTTCGCTTATAGTGAAAAAACTGATATTCAGTGGCAATTAGTCACCAACACTGGAACAGTAGCCGCAGGTATTATCGTTACTGGTAAATTGATTCAGAATAACAACAACACTACTGGCGTAGGTACTTAATCATGCCTAGCAAATCCAAATCTCAACATAATTTGATGGAAGCCGCCGCTCATACCAAAGGTGGTTATGGTGGCGTTCCTCAAAAAGTAGGTAAGGAATTTGTAAAAACTGACGAAGGAAAGAAGTTTAAAAGTGGCGGTTTGTATGAAAACATCCACCGTAAACAAGAGAGGATAAAGCGTGAAAAAGCTCAAGGACTACCTGTTGAACATATGCGTAAGGTAGGCAGCAAGGGCGCTCCTACTGCGGATGCCTTTAAAGAAGCCGCAAAGACCGCCAAACACGCTCACGGTGGTGGGGTTAGCTTATCAGTCGGTCGCGGTGAGAAATTGCCAGCCTCAAAGGGCGCAGGACTGACCGCAAAGGGTCGAGCCAAGTACAACCGAGAGACTGGATCGCACTTGAAAGCGCCTCAGCCCCAAGGCGGCCCTCGACGCAAGTCTTTTTGCGCTCGCATGGAGCCAATTGCTCGCAGCAGTGAGAAAGGTAGTCGCGCTCGAGCGTCAATGCACCGATGGAATTGCCCCGGTTGGTAAAGGAGAAAATTATGGAACCGTCTATAAATGCTCGCAGTTTGTACGCCAAGACTTATGCAAAGCATGGAAAAACAATTGGTCAATCAAAAGATGCCCAAAGAAAAGCATACGAAGCTGTTGAAAAAAAACACGGGGAAGACATGCTTGAAAAGTTGAAAGCTTTTCATAAGGCAAACGAGCGCGGCGAAGATGGTGAGGAAAAGTCAACACCTCACGGCATCAAACCAAACATTGATTGGTACAAAAAAGGTGGAAAGATTAGCACCGCAGAACACAAAAACCCTAAACACAAAGGGTGGTAATTTATGGCTTACAGCGGAACGGTTGGTCAAACGGTAATAACTGTCCAAAACTTCATTGATCAGGGCGCTCGTTTATCGGGAAAACTGGCTGAAGAGTTGACGGTTGAGCAGGTTCAGGGTTCTAAACAAGCCCTGTTCTTTGTTTTGAGCAACTTAATCAATCAGGGCATCAATTATTGGGCTATAAACAAGAAAGTTTATGGCTTAATTCCTGATCAATACGAATATTTACTGCCTGTTGGTGGTGTAGACGTACTGAATGCGCTGTATCGCCGTTTAAATCGACCTACCCCTACGCAAGGCGGCGGTTATTTTGGCTCTGATGGTAACGTTGGACTGGCTTTTGACAACAATATTTACACCTCTGATGCGCAAAGCACTCCCAATGGGTACATTGGTGTCAATTTCGGCACGAATAATCCTGTTTATGCAGGGTCAATTGGTATCCTTCCTGCCGTTTCTGGCTCATTCCATATACTTTTGGAGTGGAGTTTTGACGGAATTACATGGAATCTACTCCAAGACACAGGCGTAACGACTTGGGTTAGCGGAACTTGGCTTTGGTATGACATAGACCCGGGTCAAACGTGCCAGTATTACCGTATGCGCGAGACTTCTGGCAACATTTTGAACGTTGCCGAGTTCTATGTCGGCAACAACTCGACCGAGGTGACGATGGCGCGGTTAAACCGCGATGACTACACCAACTTGCCGAACAAGAACTTTACGGCTAACCAACCCTATCAGTATTGGTTCAACCGAACGATTCCCCAAGCTACTATCACGTTATGGCCTGCCCCATCTGACCCATTTGTGCAGATGACCATTTGGTATTCGCGTCAAATTATGGATGTGGGCGATCTAAATGGTCAGCTTGAGATTCCCCAACGATGGAACATGGCTATTCAGTTCCTGTTGGCGCATCAGATGTCGATGATTTTGCCCGGCGTTGAGTTAGACCGCATTGATTACTTAGATAAACAGGCGCAAACTTACTTTACAATGGCTGAGAACGAAGAAAGAGACAAGTCTCCGATCTACTTTTCGCCTAATATACTTCCGTATACACGCTAATGATTGGATATAAAAAGCCACCTTGATGGCTCAGGGAAGGACTCACTAATGCCAATATTTCTTGACACACGAGGCAATGCGGTAATAGCGATCTTTATCTGCGACCGATGCAGGATGAAAAGACCAATTATCGAAGCCATGCCTGACCCGAACTTTCCGGGTCTTAAGGTGTGTCAGCAGGGCTGCGCGGACAATA